GTCAAAGATATTTTTGTTATTGCCGATGTATCTATGGCGGATGACCCCTCTTTGCAAATAAGCCTTAAAGGGTTTTGATGCCCCAAATAAATAATTTCGGCCATATTTCCCTCATTTTTGGGGAATTGAAATTGTTAATTCCCCAATTTTGGTGAACGTTAATTTCCCTATAATGGAATAACTCGGATTCGCGCCGTTTAATTTTTTAATTTCCGGTGTTTCCGGTGTTATTAAGTCAATTAACTGCCTTGTTTTTTGCGTAATCTTTCGCCTGATGTTTTCATAATCAAATCTTTTTCGATACCATTTTTGATGATAACGATAGAACATTAGTAAAGCTCCTCGAACTTAATAAACCCAAGGCAAGTCAAATCTTCCGCATGAGTAGAATCACAACGCAATACCAGATGCGCTCCCGGTTTGATAGTTGGCCTTAATTCTGGCGTCGGCAAAAAAACATATCCGCTTATTGAATTGACAGCCTGGTTGTCTAAATAATTCAATCCCGTGGCATTGGTGGATGCCAAACCATATCCGGTCGATAAGGCAGTATTATTACCTGATATGATATGGGGAGTAAGAGTTGAACCGGGTCCATCCGTTGTCCCCGCAACGCAAAGGGCAAATTGCATTACCTGAGAAACCGTTGAATGACAAGTAATTTGCGCCTCGTGAACAACTAAATGAACCGACGCATTAACGTGAATATGAATCAATTCTTTTGCAACGGTAGAAATAGTCGTAGGAGCCAACCGATACATAAACATATTTCCGCTCATTTTAAAAACCTCCTTTTTATGGATCCCAATATGGATAAGATTTTGCGCCTATTCTCAAAATTAAATATCTTCCTTCGTAAGCCCCTATATCAGGCAAACTATCAACCGGCCTTCCTCTAAAATCATTATAAGTACCTGTACCCGCTCCTGTGCAACCGATAACCGGAGTATCTACTCCGGTGCAAATATTTATTCCTGCGTTGATGGCAGGACTACCTGCTTTGAGCCCAAAGTCGGAGGTAGAAACTACCAACGGATTGGAAATTAAAGAATGGCTATCTTGAGAAGTCTCTGTTTTCCAGTCGTCAAAACTATATTCTACGTCAGATATTCTAAAAGAAGTTGACTCAACAGGGTAATAAATATTATAATCTGTAACATTATACGTAGCTCCCCACCCTATCCCAGGCAGGAGCAACAGGAATAGAATTAAATAAGCAAGTCGTTTCATTTGGCCTCCTGTTTATCTTCCTCTTTTCCACATCTCCCACATACCCTAACGACTTTATTGATTAAAACATCGTGAAATTGGTGTTCGCAAGAAGCAGTGAGAGCACTATTAGAGCAATTACACTCCCGAACATCAGGAGAGTAAATTCTCAGACATCCAGGACATTGCCAGCCTTGTTTCATTTAGCCTCCTTAATTATTAAACTGCACTCCCCATGTTTACACTAAATGCAGAAACATTAACTCTATTTAAAAGTTCAGCAACGATTAAGGGATTGCAAGGAGTTGTAAAATAAATAAGTCCGGTCGCTCCTGTCGTGATAAGTGAAACATGATCTATTATTCCCGTTGCAGATACAGGTACGTTATTCTGCGCCGGCACTTGAAACCCCATTCCCTTATTTTCTACGGTTTCTGCTGCCGCCGTTTTATTCACTATAAAATCTTTTGCAGGGATCACGGGCGATAAGGCAATCATATTCCTTCCAGGTTCAAGCGCGCAAGATAAACAGCTTGGAGATCCCGCGCATAAAGAAATTCTCATCAACCCATGCCCCCAGGCCTTTTCAAAAGCTGCCCGCACAAAAGCCGTTGAAACATATTTATCCATCAGTTATCACTCCACCATCAACAAGAGTTATCGTTGGCGTACCGATATTAAGGACTTGATTAACTTCTATCGGTACAAAGAAATGAGTCAAATAGACCCAATTTTTTTTAAATGGTTTTAATATTTTTATATCGTGGTAAATATTATTTGGTTCAATTTTTTGGATAAGAGTCCCTTTACTGTCAAACAAGGCATTCCCCCCATGTTTACTTTCGCCCTTAAATCCGCATTGGCGACATTCAAATTGTCTGACCTTTCCCATTTCCAGGCTCATAGGAATTTTGCAATATGGGCATCGCATTTTCTTTTCGCGCCTTTCTTCTAATCCACGCCTCCCGCAATTTCTTCCTTGTTTCTTCCGACCTTTGTATTTTAAGTTTAGGATTATCAACAATTTCCATAGGGGCCGCTTTTTTCGGATATTGCCCAACTAAATCTCGAATAGCGTCCTGCAAAAGCATAATTTCTTTTTTCAGGTCGGCCGTGTTCCCGACAATGATGATATTAATCTGATTGCCGGTCTGCGGTTGACCTGAAAAAAATTCCCTCAAAATTTTGATTTCTTCGATCATTGAATTGGCTTCATCCCTTTAATTGCTTCTGGTGGCAAAGTATATTGAATTCCAAACGGAGAATTACTCGTATATTGCGGATTATCTGACCAGGCGATAACTGATTCTCCCAATTTGGTTTCTCCTTGCCATACTTCACTTTTAACTCCCACAAAATATTTCCCAGGAGTTGGAAAGGTGAATGTGTAAACAGTTCCGTCAATTACTGAAATTTCCGTTGGGTTTGCTTTGCTCGTATCACTTGCTGAAACTCTATAAACTCGGTACATGATTTTATATTCGGATGGAATCGTAGTTCCATCTGAATATTTTGTAACCGCATCCCAACCAACTTTTGCCTGATTCGTCGGATACCAGGTCTGTGCATTTGCGGGATTGATTTCCAAAAACATCAAGAAAAAAATAACCACCAAAACAAATCCAATGAACATCCAATTACTTTTCATTTCATATCCTCCTTGTAAATATGATATTTTCGGCCTCGATCCCTTCTTTGGCCCTTCGCACTCTTGAATGGTTTTTCATCTTGTTGAATTCATTCTTTGTGGTGTATCCCAACTTTTCCATCAATCCAACAAGCAGTTCTCTTTTTAAAGACGGGTTTCTTTCGATCAATATGGATCGGCAACCATAATTCCCTATGGTGTTCATGCCGCCGATTATCACTTTTTCTTCCTGGCCATCTACATCAATCTTGATATGGTTAGGGGGCGGTATTTTGAGCATAATAAAGAAATCATCCATTCGATAAACTGGTACTCTTTCCCAGGAAAGAAAATTGAATTTTTTCCCTCGTTCATCAACGGCTTTTTCTATTTGTCCCCCGCTTGATCCGACTTCGATTTTGGGAACGTAAAAATTTTCCATTCTGCTATGCACCCCAAAGGCCGCATGGAAAGCGCGAATGTTTTTGAAGCCGTTCAGTTGGATATTTTCTTCTAACCGCAAAAAGTTCGGTAAGTAAGGTTCGAAAGCCAGGACAAAACTTTTGCTATAACGACCAGCCAAAAACAGGCTATAAATACCGATATTGCTACCCACGTCAAGAAACGTGTCGCCATTTTTCACGTACCTCCGAATCCAAGAAACCGTTTCCGGTTCTTTGGTCTCAAAAGTTTCTGCGCGAAATTTTTCCATAGGCGATTCAATGAAAATCTGGAATTCTTTACATACGGAATAAGCATTCGCCATCATTCCCCCTTTAATTCGTGAGGCGAAAAGTATGAGTTAAACTCTTCGAAATAACCATATCCCCGATCATTCGGAATGAAAAACTTGACTTTAAAAAAAACCTCCCCTTTAGGATTCAAATATTTTTCGGTGATAGTTCCTGCAAACCCATTTGTCTGCATAATCACTTTTTGCCCAGGGGTAAAATTATTCATTCTTTTTCTACCTCGGGCAATTCAATCATTTTGCGTTTTACGAGTTCTTCTGCCAGAATCCAATCTTCCCGCGTGTTAATGTCGAAATCTTCATATTCCGGGAAATGAAACGGCAAAATCAAATCTCCCGATATGTTTTTAAATTTTCGTGGGACGTTGCCATTAAAAATTTCCAGGGCGGCCGACTGAACAAAAATTTCTGGAAGGGCCGCGGTTTGTCTTTCATATTTGGGCAATTCTCCTCTGGGGGCATATCCATATCCGATCATAAAAGGACTGGATGGTATCTTCCACCACATCTTGGCCGGATGTTCCTTCGCTCTTCGAATGGCCCTTAAACTGTCTGCTTCTGGATATTCCTGAAACATATTCCATGCGCGGATAATAGATTGCGCTTTTCGAAAAGGATTCGTTGGCCTTAAAATCATCATGCAATCGGTCATTTTGCCCTGCGCTCCAAGCAAATCAAGCGTATATTTTACCCATTCATAATCAGGGGAAACATCCGTAGCAAGATCGCTTGGTCGGTCAATCACTTCGGCATTAAACATTTTAGAAATGCTTTTCGTTTCAAAGTCATCCGTAGAAACATAAATTCCCTTGAAAATACCAGTCTCTTTTGCCTGCGCAATCGTATAAGCTATTAAGGGATAACCATAAAATGCACGAATATTTTTCTTCGGGATTCGCTTACTCCCGCCCCTCGCCGGAATAAGTGCCATAATTGTTTTCATTCCCCCTTCTCCCTTCATTTCTTTTTAGGTTTTTTCTTTTTGCTCCCACAAGGCATTTTATAATCCTCCCTTCACCAAGCCGTATATCCGCCGTCCACGATCAAGTTTGCCCCTGTCATATATCGACTTGCATCTGAAGCCAGAAAATGAAGAACGCCAAAATAATCATCGGGAAATGCCATTCTCCCGATCGGTACTTTTTCTGAATATCGTTTTTTAAAATCGTCTGACTGATTAGAAAATACTCCTCCCAAGGTTACAATATTTACTCGGATCGAAGAGGAAGCGAAATGAGCGGCATAATATTTTGTCATGCCATATAATGCCGATTTCGTGACAGAATAAATGGAAGGTTTCTCCCATTGTCCATAAATTCTTTTATCGGGCGATACCATTCCATAGATAGAACCGATTAAAATAATCGAACCGCCCAATATTTTATTCCTTACTGCTTCAATACAATTCTGGACGCCAAGGACGTTTGTTTCTAATACTTTTAATTTCGAATGGACTGGTGGTTTATTCGGCGGGAAATCAATAGCCGCGTTGCAGATCAAAATATCAACCGATTCTACGGCAAGAAGAGCTTTCGATATTTCTTCGGGATTGCAAATATCCACTTTCTGGAATAGAATTTTATCGCTTATTTTCATTGTTTCCCAGTCATAATCCCAACCAACAATTTTAGCTCCTTGGCCTTCAAAATACGCCATATATTCATGCCCAAGATAACCCGCCGCGCCCGTTATAATGATAGTCTTGTTTTCCAAAGAAAATAATTCGTTCATTTTATCTTCTCTCATAATAGTTTTGACGTTCAAATCCGTAGAGAAAAGAGCCTCTTAAAAGTCTGGATTCAAGACTTGTTCTTACGTCAATCCCCTTCCCGATTGCCATCCCGATCCAAAAACAAACACAATGTTTTTGATATTGATTTTCCCAATAGTCGTTTAATTCTACTCCGTAAAATTCAATGCGTCTGAATCCCATCAAAATTGCCAAGGCTATCTGCCAGGCAAATGTACAGGTATAAAAATGAACCGAGAAAGCATCTAAACATTCTTTGAAAGGGAACTCTTCCGACTTTTTGACAATCGGATTTTTTTCGTGCATATAAACCGGGACGTTTAGAGAATCCAATTTCTTTAGATATTTTTCTATGGGAACCGGTTCCCCTCTCAAGTATTGTTCGGGTTTATCCCTCCGTTTCCAAATAAATTTATTTTTATTCTGCGGATCGGGTTCTTTCCAAATCCTGTGAATTTCAAACCAACGGGTAGGGTGTGCAATTAAACTGAATACGTTATTCAACCCCCAAATTTCGTAGGTTTTTTCGAAATCCTCTTGATTTGCCATGAAATAAATATTGGATTGATGGTCGCTTCCAATGATGACCAAATTATCTTTTATTCTTTTGGGAATCATGGTTCCACCTCCAAATGTTCAAATTGAAGGTGCGTTTCAGCCGGAATAAATTGATTAACCGTTCTTCCAATAAACTTTCCAATTTCCGAAACCGGGATTCCATTCGCCGGGCTTTTTCTTGCGATATTGAAAGGTGTCAATATTTCTCCCTTCTGAATATCGCAAGCGGCATATAAAGATTTGCGCATTTTCAAAATGCCCTTTTCTTCGCTTTCATATTGCTTCTTTACTCCGTTTCCCAGGGCGACTTTGACTCTCCGAATGTCCCGAATGAATTTTGTTAATCCTGGCGGTTCAAGAGAAAAAGCATGATCCGTCCCTTTCCAGGTATGGTTTAGAGTAAAATGTTTTTCGAATATGCGCGCGCCCAATGCATAAGCAACCGGCCCCATGGCAATCCCGTTATCATGGGATGAAAGACCTATGCAGTATGGGAAATTTTTCCGATACGTTTCGATAACCCGTAAATCCAACTCTTCAAAGGCGCAAGGATAAGCCGCGGTGCATTGTAATATGGCGATTTCTTCATGCCAGTTTGTGATAACGTCAATCGCTTTTAAAATGTCTCCCATGGTTGCGGCCCCTGTTGAAAGAATGATGGGCCGGCGCGTCATGGCGACATGGTTTAGTAAGGGAAGATTGGTTATGTCTCCCGAAGAAATTTTAAAAGCCGGAGGGTTGAATTCCATCAGAAGATCAACGCTCTTTTCGTCAAAGGCAGTCGAGAAAAAATCAATTCTCAGTTCCGCCGCATAATAGAACAATTCCTTGTAATCGGATCGTCGGAGTTCAAGGGCTTCTCGATGCTTCCCATAAGTCTTTCCATAAGAATTTTCATGGTCGTAGGGCGATTCGAAAAGAGCTTTCGTATAAATTTCCTGGTTATTTCTGGTTTGCGTTTTGACGGCATCTGCGCCCGCCTCCTTTGCCTTGCGGATCAATTCGAAGGCTTTTCTCAAATCGCCACAATGATTGTTGCCAATCTCGGCGACAATATATGCATCGGTATCGTCCGCAATTCTTTTTTGCCCGATAGTTAAACTATGAAGATCGTCCATAGTTCACCCCCGGAAGTCCCCAGTTTCGCGCCATATCTTTAATTGCGCTCATACCGCCAAGGTATTGTTGCACCTTATCTCTCGCGCGTTGTTCTTCCATTTGAGCCTGATTCAGTCTGATAGACATAGCTTGAATCGTGTTCAAACATTTCTTATTCCAAGTATCCTCTTCCAATTCCTGAATTCCATAGATATATCGACTCTTTAAAAGGTCGCAAGCATCAGGAAGATAAACGCGCTTATGGTTGGTAAGTTGCGCCCACATATTCCACAATCCAAGGAAATATTCGCATGAAGGTCTTTGCATGGCATATTCTTGCGTTCCATCTGGCCCCGAAGTCGTAGCCATATCAACGCCGTAAATCGCTAATTCATCCACGACACCCTTTACAGCGAGCCACAATGCGAAACCGATTTCCCAGGAAATCGTATTGGTAAAATATTTGGTTCCATAAAATTCCATCAATTCTTTGAACGGAAAGGGAGTCGCCATTTTAACAAGTGGATTGGGTTTCTGCATAAAAACCGGAACTTTTAATGCATCTAAATTTCGTAAATACTCTTCCGTTGGCATCCCGCGGAATTCTTTTGATTCTCTGCGGGTCCACTTCATGCCATCCCATTCAACCCGATGCAGTTCGAACCAATGCGACCACCGCTTCATTTTCAAAAATCCGTTATTTACTCCCCACAAATCCCAGGAAAGATCATCGTAGGGAGCCAGATGCATAGTATCGGAAGTTCCCACGATGGCGATTTTCCGGGATATTCGCACGGGGATTTCAACCGGCTGGATTTTTTCTTCTTGTTTTGGTTCTTCGACCTTTACTTCAGTTTTCCCCTCTTCCATAATTACCCCCTCATTTTTTTATTTGGGACAAGGCCCAGGTTTTAGCGAGAATCATTCTCGCTTGCATAATCTCATCAAACCCATAAAGCGGGTCTTTCAACAAACTGGATGTTTCATGGATATGAACATCAATTCCCATTCCTTCCGCACGTCCAACCCAATATTCGGCTGAAGGTCTTTGAAAGTGATATTCGTTTGTCGCCATATTAATTCCGTACAAACTGATTTCCTGCGCTTTCAAATAAATCGCAAGAGCAATCATATAAGCAATAGATGAAGTAAAATATTTTCGATGGAAACGGCGGAGGATTAAATCAAGCGGATAAGGAATTGATTTCTTAATAAGAGGGATGTGTTCTTGAACATAAACCGGGACATTTAAGGCATCCAGGTCTTTTAAATAATCAGCAACCGAAATCCCCCTAAATTCGCTTTGTCCCCGCCGATACCATCTTTGCCCATCGCTAAAAATCGGGTGGATTTCAAACCATCTATCCGCCCGCGGCAAATTAAGATAGCAATTATTAACGCCCCATATTTCAATCCCCCGGTCATTAAACGGGGCGTCAAGGCGGGAGTCGCCGCCCCCAATGATGGCGACTCTCATTTTATTCCCCCCTTTTTAATTAAGTTGCGAAAGCCGAACTAATGGTCGATAACTGCGACCGCGCAAACATCGGAGATGGAGATTTAAATCTCTGGTCTCCTGCCAAGACAGTAAAGTTCATAGGGATAGTTGAAGATCCCTTGGAATACAAAACCACGACCGCATGGGTATATGAGGCATTTTTCGCCACAATATCTTCGGCTTTGAAGTCGTAAGCGAAAATCCTTTTCCCTCCCTTGAGTCCAACGGGTCCATCTCCTCCGGTCTGCATCAACGCGGAAGATTTGGCGTCAAAGGTATAATTCGCGTCTTTAGGATATACCTTTACTTCACAAACCGTGGCGTTGGTAGAAATCCGGGTGCAAAGCAAATTTGTGCAGACCGCCGGAATAACGGTTTCCAATCCAAGAACTGCAACGGTTGCTCCCGAAGAAACGTAAGCGGCGGCGGTTGCAACGGTTGAATTTGCCGCGGAAGTTGGCGTGATAGAAACCCCATCAATCGTTAAATCTCCGGCTACCCCGGTTGTCATGGTTCCGCACCACCCGATTCTGACCTCAGACATTTTGGTCAGGGTCGCTCCGCTTGCCATAACTTCAATAGCAGAAGCGATAGTGGCCGGAGTTCCGGCATATCCCGTGGCCGCCTGCAGGCTAAGGTTTACATTTGTCTGAGTATGAGCCGTAGTTAGCGTTCCCACTTCCGCAATTACGGAAAAAACCCTTCCTTTGTTCAGCGGAATGGGCAGGCTGGTAATAGCGGAGGAAGTCGTCCCCTGGTTATGCCCGCCCCAAATCGGTTGAAGATTGTCAGTTAATCTGAGCATTTTTGAACCTCCATTCTATTTTTATTTTGTTATGCCAAGACAACGAAAGGCGAAACGGTACTGGTATTGGCGACTTCCAAAGGAACGGGGGTGTTGAACCACGGCTGACCGTCCACGTTCCACGTGATTTTGAAAGTCGTAATATTTTCTTTGAATCGAACTGCATTGGTCGATTCGAAAATGGGGCCGCTTCCGTCTTTGATTAGATAATAGGAAGCATCAATCAGGGAAAGATCGCCCCTTGATCCCAATACGGGAACTCTTTCCGAAATCACTACGGGATAGCCGAAGATCGTCCCAGGCATCCCTTCTCTTGCGTTCGGTTGCCAGATTAGAGATGATCCGTCATCTTTAATCGCCATAAGTTGCGGAATCGTGGTCTGCGAAGCGATCCAAACACCTGATCCTCCGCGCATCATAAACCGCGCGTAAATCCCGCGAATATCCTGATATGCAATCGCATTTGCGCTGGCTCTCGAAATCGTGATGGCGGATGCGTTTGCGGTTGCCAAGATACCCAGGGGCTTCCCAACTCCATTCCCTGTAAGAAAAGCATTATCTTCTGCGGAAATCACTGCAAGCCGGAACTGACGTTGAACCAGGGCAGAGCAGGCGTCCCAGTTTCTAAGAAGTTTGTCGGTCACGTCCATATAGCCCGCGACTTCCTTTGGTTCCAGTTCTACTTGCCGAAGATAGAATTTAGCCTCCGGTTTCGTCGTCCCTTCTGCAATCCAGGATACCTGGACCCCACCGTAAATATCGTGTGAGGTGGACTGATCCAGGGCCGGGATAATAAGTTTTGCATCGGGAGGATCTCCAGGAGGGATAACCTGAGCGCGCGGGCGAATATGCGCTTCCTGGGGAGTTAATTGCAAAAGGGTTTCGCGGAATTGATCGGGAAGCGCAAACCCGCCTGCGGCCCCAACCCCCATGCTTTGCGCGCGATGATAATAAAGCGGGAGCAATCGTTTATCGGCCCGATTGAACGCCACGGCATAGAGAAATTCCGAGAATTTTTTCCAGGGCTGAAGCGTTTCACGGTCAGTCCCAACCTCGATTTTTGGGGGATGAGTGAGCGTTTCTTCGCGCGTTTTAAACTTCTCAATGATGAAGTCTTTGAAAGCCGCCACTTCCATCCCGCTTTCAATGGCCTTTTCCCCCTCCTCCTCCAATCGGAATTTTTTGGCAATCGACCGGATTTCTCTTGTTCTTGCCCTCTCCTGGGCCAGAATTTCAGCCTCATTTACTTCGCCGGTCTGTTTTTTTTCGTTCTCCATTTCCTTCTCCTTTTTTTGGTTGATAAAATTCATTTCCATTTCTAAAGAACGCCCGATCCCAACCGAATAATCCGCCGGGACTGCAACAATAGAAATTTCCAACGGCTCCCAATCCATGACCCGGTATTTCATGGTTTCGCCGTCTTGCTCTTCAAGGACCATGTTCCAGTTGATATAGGAAACTGAAACATTCCGGCGAATCCCATCCTGAATATCTGAAAAAATCTCATTGGCGAAAGTAGATTTCCCAAACCGGACAAGAGCCTTTCCCTTTTTATTTTTCGAATCAATCCATGCTTTTTCCACTACCCCGGCCTGCCTATCGGGATCATGGTTTACAAGTACGGGCGCACCTGAATTTATTCGGTCTAAGCGAATAGACTTTTTATTGTGATCCAGGATTTCGATCCCATACCAACGCTCATATTCGGTTTCCGACGAAAAAGATAATTCAATCGTTCGTTGTTCGGAATTGACGGCTTCTCGATCAAATTCCAGAATGCGCGTAAAATATTTTCCGGTAATTTCGGAGTTTTTGTTTTTTACTTCTTCAATTTCAAACTTCGGCTTCGGAGTATTCGTTTCCATTTCCTGATTTTTCTTTTCCGGTTCCTTTCCCGTTTCCATTTTCTCCGGCCCCTTCCTGATATTGCCCCGTAAATTTGGGCAAATCTGTTTCAAAGACTATATCGTATTCTTTGGCAAGTCTTTTTTCCTCGGCAAGTTGCGCCAAGGTTTCTTCAAAATCTTCCCCGTAGTTTTCCGATAATATTTTTGATCTACTGTTTAATCCATTGTCGATTTCTTTTAAACTTGCCTCGATGTCTTTTTGCGGGTCAACCCATACCCACCCGCGAGGTTGCCAGTTCACTTTTAAAAACCGCTCATAATTGTTTTCATACGAATAGGGGATTCTTTCGTTCATGAACGCCCACAAAAGCCATTCGCGGTAAACAGGTTTATAAAAAGAATCAATCATCCATCGTTGAAATACTCTCCAAATATCGCGTTCTTCAATCAATCCGGCCCGAATACTGGAATAATTAACGTCCCTTAAATCACAACCCAAATTCGCATAAGAAACCAAAAGACCTGCGGCCGCACCCCTCAATGTAGCCTTGATAAACTCGGAATAAGCGTACGTCGGGTGGGTGGGCGCGAATTGGTCTAACTCAACGCCGGGGGGAAGCTGACGAAACGTCCCCGGAACGGCATCAATTATGTCTTCCCCCAAACTGCTTTTATCGTCCGGGATGATCGAGGCAAGATTGGTTGTCGGGCGTTTAAAAAACCCGCATTGAGAAGCCCCCAGTCGCGCCGCCACCAATTCCGCTTCTTCGTATTCTCCAACCTGATTCAACCTGCGCATGGCAGTATGCATCCAGGGTACGCCCCTTGATTGACCCGCCCTCTCCAAAAGAAATACATGAATTATTTCTTCGGCGGGAACGCGAACGGTTTTTTCCTGGTTTTTATGCATCAAATAATCGCCCGGATGATGAATACGCAAATGATAAGCGATAGGTTTATCGTAGACATCATATTCGACGCCCTGACGGATAATCGGTTTCCCCGCGTAATCCGATTGATTTACGCTTTCATCTAAATAATCTGCCTCAAGAACCTGAAGCGCGAATCCAAATTTGTTTATTTTTGGATTTCTGATTTTTCGAAGGAGTATTTCTCCATCCCTGGCAACGGAAGTGATTGCAAGCCTTTGCATATCAAGCCAGGAAAGTTTCCCGTCAACCGAGCAAGATTCTCTTTCGCCCCATTCCGCAAATGATTCTTTTAGAATATCATTTGCTTCTTTATCCAGGTCGCCCAGGGAATTTTTAATTTCGGGTTTCAATCGAATTCCACTGGGGCCGATAATATTTGTGTTTACCATCCATAAAAACTTTTTGGCATAATCGTTGTTCCGGGCAAGCTCTCTTGACCTGGCGCGAAGCGTAATAAGGCTTTGATAAGTTTCTCTGTCCTGGGTGGAAACGGGCGATCCCCAGCCCCAATTTAGACGGGAAATCTTCGCACTTTCATAAGAACGAAGTACCGCTTCCGGGCGATAATATCCAAACCATTTCGCAATTTTATCTTTCAATCCCATTCTGGAAACCTTACCAATATTTTTCCGCTCGGCGGTTTTCTTCCTTTGGAAATATCTTCCGCGGCCTTTTCGTAAGCTACAATGTTTTCATAACTCGCTTTTACGCCCATCAATTCCATATAGGACATTTCGGAAATTGATCTTCCCCCTATGGATATTACTGAATGATGCGTTTCCGCTTTCCCTTCGAGAATAGCGTTGACGGCATCAAGGACTTTTTGGGCATGGGAACGGAAATCAAATTCGTTTTGGGTAACGAAATTGGGAAGGACTTCCCACTCGCCCTTGTCCACTTCGTAGCGCGTTGTGGTCTGGTTGACAAAGGCGCGCCATTGATATTTCCCCGGATAATAATTTTGGGTGGTAGTTGAAGGAACCCTTACAATGAAATCATCGTTGGTCGCTTCCGCTACGATACTGAATTTATGGTCTTTATTGATTGCGTAATAGGTAAGCGTCCAGGTAGAGGCGGGGCAGTCTTGAACGTCTCCTGACGAATCCACATAAATCAGGCTGGCATAATCGCGGGTCCACCCCAAAGAATCACCGGCGATGATTTGAACGGGTTCAACGGCCATTTGCTAATTAACCGCAACCGTAACGCCGGGTAAACTTTTCTTTTAGGTAGTATAAATTTTTGTTTCTATTTTTTGGTTGATTCTGTAAAGGTGGGTTTTTACATTTTCTCTTGTAATATTGAGGGATTGAGATATGTCTTTTCGGTTAAATCCGGCGACCACAAGGGCTATTATTTGTTTTTCTCGAAACGTAAAATTTTTTTGCTCCCATATTTCGTTAATTCGTTGCCCGAATCGTGGGATTCCAATGGTCATTTCTCGCAACCTCACGTTATCTTGGGAAGCATAAATTTCTGCCTCGGGGCAGAGGAAGTGGCAAATTCCCCTTTTTCCACACCCAAGGCAGATAGAGGTATTTTCTTTTTTTTCTTTCACCATAAAATTTTATAACCGCGGTTTATCATGCAGTTTCCGAATATAATATCTTTTCTGTTTTGCGCGCTTGCGCCTCCTCCGATTGCGCCTCCGACTGCTCCCGCGGTTCCCGTTTTTTTCCATAAACTATGTCCCCAAGAAGAACCGATCAAGGCCCCCGCGCCAAACCCGATCACTCCCCCAATGATTGTTTTGGCTATAAATTCGCCCTGAGCCCTTTCGATTTCCTGCGCGGCGAACTGAGAACACAAATCAAGATCGTGTTCGAATTGGTCTTGATTAGAAATAGAAATCGGATCAATTCTTGCGCGAAAATCGCTTTTTAGATTCGCTTGATTGACTGTGCAAGAGCATAATAAAATAAACAGAAAAATAAAAATTATGTTTTTCATTTTACCTCCTACACTCCGTCATTAAAATTCTGTTTTGTTTTCCTTCGCAACTTTTTATCGGGTTTCGATCAAAATCATCGCTCGCAAATCAACTGCGGGTTTCATTGAACCTTTCGCTCGCATTGCCAAACTGGGTTTCATGGTTTCATTCGCTCGCACAGCGACGTTGGGTTTCATTTTTTCTGTCGCTCGCACCTTTTCCTTGGGTTTCAAAGGAATTGTAGCAAATAAATCAGACTACCGCTCCAACGCCTTCAGCGGATGATTGCTTGTCCATAATTTGACGCATCTTTGAAACAAGGTTCGCCGTCTTTTTAAGTTTCTCGATTTGTTCTTCAAGCTCCCTGATTCTGGCCTCTGCTTCTGCAAGAGTTTCCTTGGTTTTATTGTGCATTTCCACTTCCCGGATATAGAGGGTTTTCCACGGTGTTTTTTCCTCTTTTTTGTCTTTTTCCGGGTCACGGTATTTTTGGATGATTTTTTCAAATATTTCTCTTTTGGGGCCTCTTTTTTGGATGGTCTTATCGAATTCTGCAAATACTTTTTTTACGTCCATCGAATCGCATTTTCTTTCTACTTTCGCCACAAGACCAACGCCATATTTAATCGTTTCCTCATACCAATTTACATAAGCTTTTTTCATTTCCCTGTAGGTTGTAAATCGAATAAAAAATTGTTCATCAATATAAGTTGGGAAAGATGCTTTGGCATAATATTTATTTTCTTTATACCGTTTCGTAGCTTCAAGATAAATCAGAATCCCGACAAATTCATTCTGTTTTTCTCTTGATAACTGTATTTTTTCTTTAATCATTTGCTCTAAATTAGCGATGTCATATTGTTCATATTGCTCTTTCAATTTTTCGATCATTGAATTTCTCCTTTCAAGTTTTTCGCATTTTTATTTGGATTTAAGTTATCTATCGCTCGCACCAAAATTCCGAGTTTCAAGAGCCTCATCGCTCGCAATTCGAACCCGGGTTTCACGCCTTCTCTCGCTCGCAAAGAAGAAACGGGTTTCACCATTAACTTGGCTTCATTTTTCAAATATGCGCCTCTTTGTTTTTTTTCTGTCTTTTGGATTTCGTAAGTGTTCGTTGGGTTTCACCCGGTTGTTCACTCGCACGTCGCATCCGGGTTTCAGGGAACCCATCGCTCGCAAACCGGGAATGGGTTTCACTTCTATTTTCGCTCGCATCTTGGGGTTTTGGCTTAATATTGATTTCCCTATTCCAGAAAAAGGGCTTAATGATGTTGGTATGTCCAAGGATCGTTCCCGCGTAAGGTTCGGTCAAAGGAAGCCCATCAATCGTTCGCGCTACCGTCCAAAAATGAGCAAGAAACAGTTTAACGGCTTCATTTTTGGCGGCATTATGAATATGCCCCCTTGTCCATTTGGGGTTATCGCGCTCATGTTTCCGCTTGCGCTCAATCAAAAATTGTTTATAGGGATGGCTTTCATCTTGGCGATTGAATTGTTCCCCAATATGAAATCCGAGAGTTCTTTTCGGTGTCCCCCAATCGGATACAACCCCCTTCTTGCGTTTCGGCATTACCCCATCTACCGTATGCCTGCCCATATATTTCCACCACTTCGAAATATTGGGAAAATCTTTTATTTCCATCCGATATTTAAGCAACCCCTCTTCCCATTTTTTGTGGCATACTTTACAAATCATTTTCCCATTTTTCTCATCGGAATTTTCGTCCTTACTGATTTTTTCCAGATCGCCTCCACAATCCTGACAAGTGGGGACAAAACGGTAATAGTAATAAATAACCAATCTCCCCGCGATTGCAGGCCCGATGCCCGGAATATTTTTTAACCACAAATTCCAAATATCCCAGTTCCGCAATTCTTTTTCTATCGCTCGTAAGAACCGCCCTTTGACTGTCTGAATCCCTTCCGCGCCTTCCTCACCCTTTATAACGGTATCAAAGTCTTTTGTCGGTTGATCCCCAGGCAAGGATTGCAGTCTTTGCAACATTGAAGCCATCACTTTCGTGACTGCCTCGTATGTCCGCACGGAATAATTTAAATGCCCCACTACGGTTTCGTTTTTTACCATCTCGGTTTCCCCCTTTTGATTTTATTTTACGACAAATTTATTTTGAATCTGTTTCGCAATAATAAACTGGGTTTCACTTAATCCTTCGCTCGCAAGGGCCAAGCGGATTTCACTTGCCCTTTCGCTCGCATTTACCGGCCGGGTTTCAGCTCCGCGATCGCTCGCATTCACGAAGCGGATTTCAACTGACCATCCGCTCGCAAAAGCCCCGTGGGTTTCACTCCACCCCTCGCTCGCAAAGAATTCGTGGGTTTCATTTTTTCATTCGCTCGCAACGTGGCACCGGGTTTCAACCCTTTCGTCGCTCGCAAAAGCCTTTCGGGTTTCAACACTTCCTTCGCTCACAGTACAATTTTGGGTTTCACGCGGACTGTCGCTCGCACGACATTTATGGGTTTCAGAGGGGCCCTCGCTCATTTTTTCCAGTCCCAACTCGGCCTTGGAACAAACCCGCCTCTCGATTCAAACGTTTTTAAATTCGCTTTTCGTTCTTGCGGCGGGGACTGCGGAACGGGACTTGCCCCCTCTATTCTAAACCCCCGGATTCCCGCCCAACATTCCGCATCCCCGCACGCTAAAGCAATCGCCATACAGTCAAGCCAATGGTTATCTCTTGCAATCTGCGTCCATTCGTAAATCCCCTTTTTGTTCCTCCGTTTTTCTTCTGCCATTAAATGCTTGACGAAATCCTCTCGCACGTCCCGATTGAACGTCATCCCTCCTTTCTCTCCCGGTTTTTGTTGCAATTTATAATGCAATAAATCTTTAAATGCCCCCGAATAAATCAACCAAAGCGAAAAATCCCTTGTCTTTATGAAATTGCCAACTCGGATATTATCGGGAGCCTCTTTCATTCTCTGGCCCGATGGAAATTCCCCTCTCCCTTTTGTGCCGATAATGTTTATATTCTTCCCGAATTTTTTTAAAAAATTATAGGCATCTTCGGTCATGGTCGTTTCTGATTCGTCGTATTCGCTTCCCCCGGTATCAATGCCCGTGCGATAAACATAAACAGGGGCATCGTTCGATTTTCTGCGGTAAAAAGGTTGATTGCTCGCGGGATCGCGCCCTCGAATCAGAAATATTTCCACGTCCTGCCAGGACGTTAAAAATCCATAATCCACCAGATGCACCGATTCAAACTGATTCCAGGCGATAATAACAAACCAGAATCCCCCTTGACCCGGGTCAACGCCTGCCGTCATCGCAACGGTGTCATCGGGGACGATGAGCCTTGGTAAATCTATTTTATGAGAAAAATATTCATGCTCTTCTTTATAGAGAATTTTCTTGACCCACGGTTGCGCCCACCAGGAATTAACTACGTTTTGAAACGTATCTGGAAAGTCTTTGGATCGGACAAATATTTCGGCCATGTCGCCCCACGTCAAAAAAGACGAATAGAAAGACGGTAGATGAAACCCTATTGATCGGGGATTCTCAATGTCGCTTTTCCTCGGACGCCATTCTCCGTTATAAATCATTTGCGGCCGATGATAGTTTTGAATCAATCCCCCGCAAAATTCGCATTGATAAACCGATCTCTGATTTATGAGGTTAAAATAATTCGGGTCGGCCTTTTCATCTTCGGAAATAAAATCGCTCCATTTGATTTGTTGAAATTTCAAAACCTGAAAATTCAAACATTGAGGGCATGGCACCCAATAATCCATAATTTGATCACAAGAAAGTAGAGATTGCCAAATATATCCGCTTTCCAGGGTCGGAGTGCTGATAATGACGGTTTTGCGATTGTAAAAAGTTTTTTGGCGTTCCATCGCAAGAGAGATCGGGTCTGCTTCTTTTCCTACATAGGGAGGGAATTTATCGACCTCATCAATGAAAATATAACGAATGGGGCGGAAAGCGAGTTGAGCGGGGGAATTTGAACCGATAAGCGTTAGGGTCATGTTTTTAAATTTCATTTCCATCAGCGCAAAATCGTCTCGGTTATCTGTTTTTAATTTTCGTATCGGTTCGCAAGCGTCAAAGGATGGGCGCAACCGGATTTTGGAAGCCGCCTTAGCAAGTTCATCGGTAGGATAAATAATTAACATCGGGTCGGGGTCTTCGCTAATGGCATAACAAATCATGTTATATTCGGCTTCGGTTCCTCCAATTTGGGACCCTTTACATAAAACAATTTTCTCAATTTTGGGCGTTGCAAAAGAATTCATTATTTTTTTTAAATAAGGAACTCGGCTTGTTCGCCATTGTCCTATTTCCGGGGTCGGATAGCCCGCGGGAAGCATCCGGTATTTGTCGGCCCATTCACTTACTGTGAGCGGCGTAATGGGTCTAAATATTTCAATTAAATTGTCGGGTATTTCTATTTGTTTATTCATTATGAGTTTTGATACCAATAATTGTTCCGCACTTTTCGCAAACTTCAAACTCTTGGATTTCGTAAGTTTTCCCCTCCAGCGAATCCTCTATAATCCTGTGATTGGCATTGGCCATGAGGTGTTCACAAACTGCATCATAACTTCCCTCGAAACCACAAGAGCATTTCGTCATTGTTTTTTCTCCTTCTTTTCTTTCTTGTCATCCGCACCATACAATGGAATACCGACAAGCCCGCAATATCCGGTTTCCCCTTTCTTCCACCACCTCCACATCATACATTTGCTTGCACAACAGGATGGGTATCCAGAAGACCAACTTGGCATCGCCAATCCGCAAACCATATCCCTGGCTTCTACTGGTGTCTTAAACATATTTCCTCCTTCTATTTTTTATTCTTTCTCTTAAGTGCATTTCTGATTGACTGCCAACGAATTAAATGCGAACTAATCTTGTCTTCAGATAAGAGGCAGTATACTCGGATGCCCTCTGATTCCTCATACCACCACCAATTACCATTCCTTGAACGTTTGGGAAGCAACCTCAAATCCTTATTTGCCATTTCGGTTTCCTCCTATTTTACCCTTCTTTACTTTATTTCTATCCTTCCAAGGAAGATTCGCGATCTGCCGTGCCAGGCGATTCTTTTCGGTTAATATCAACTCATTATCCCATTTATAAAATAATCCCTCTCTTCCCTCTTTACCCGGTTCTCCTTCCCAGCAGAACACTCCATCCGGCCATTCTATTGGACATTCCTTGCAACTTACTCTATTAGCATATCTGGTATGCACATCAGCAATCACGCATGCAAAACAATAATTGTAATTTTTAATTAACCAATCATATAATGCTCTCTTGGGCCAATTCAGTTTATTCCTTTCTGACCGTCTTCCTCTGGCAATCCAATTCCACATTTCCTTGTGTAATCGTTTTGCTTCTCCAAAGGTTAGCATAAGCCCAGCATGGCAAACGCCTTTATCGCCGCGGCATCTGAAGAGCAAAAATGATGTTCCAAATGTGGCCTGCAGTATAATAGACCTAATGCTTCTGATTCTCCCGCATGAATCTGTCCTATAAAGGATCGATCAAAAAATGAATAAATTTCCCTGAATTCTTCATTGCTCGCCTCTATTATTTCAATTTTATTTGATTCGGCAAGGCAACGGAGGTTAATGGCGTCGGGAATTTTTTGGTGTTCAGGATAAAAAAACAAAGACTCGTCTGCGGCAATAATTGAGGGGACTAAAACCGTGACTCTTTCCAGCAGGGTATGCCACACATTTAGTTCATAAGATTCAATAATTACATTTGCATCAGGCAACAGCGATCTCGGTTTGATAATCTTCTTCCTCAACTAAGTCATAGGCTTTTAGGAAATCCGCCAGCTCGCGTAAGCCTTTTCCAAAATATGATGCTAATCGTGCTCTTGAACATTGCCCATTTTTATATGCGAGAAAGGCTAAGCGAACAAATCGCTCGGGAATCAATGGTGGCTCCCACCAATGCTGGTGCATTGTTGCCGTATCAATCTTTTTGAATTCTGGATCGGTTAGAATTTTTTCAACAGTTTTTTTATTCAGCTGGCCAAGATTTAATAGGCGATAAAGAAGAGCCGATGTAGAAACATCAAAGCCACGGGCTATTCCGATAAGATCGATATATTTGATTTTTCCATCTACTACTTTTTCACGGAAAACTGATATAATATTATCTGCAGGGAGCAATAAATTAGAGGCAAAGACTTCTGCGACTTTTTCTGCTCTTTCCCAAACTTTTTCATCAGAAGTTAAAAAATCAGGGGTTAAAGATTTCCAAGTTATCAAATGGAAAAGCTCATGAGCAAAACTATAATTCCGCCTCCATGGCGCTTCGCTTTTGTTCATCAAAATTGCCGGCCCGAAAGTTCCCATTACACACGCCGCAGAGCCTTTTTGCCCAAGGTCCATATACCAAATTTTAACCCCATAGGCATTTTCCAACAATCGCTCCAAAGAAGCTGCTGGTCTCGAACCAAGATTCAATTGTCCACTGCATTGCTGAGCAATTGACTGGGCTGTATTAAAATCCAAAGATCTGCTATCCACTTTGCATTCGGGCAATTTGGAAGGAGGTTGAAAACCACAAACCTCTTCTAAATTATGATATTCTTGACACCTGGAAATAAATTCCTTTTCTCTAAGATTTTGGATATTTTCATCGATTTTGTTTCTCCAAAGCATTTTTGGTACAGGATTCATCTCCTCTTCAAAAAACCCGTAAAGATCGGTATGGAGCACTTTGGATATCTTAACAAGCTCGTAAGCCTTTATCTCTCTCTCCCCTTTTTCGATTTGCGAAATAGTCTGAGGCGACCCAAATCCAGCTTTTTGAGCTAATTCTTCCTGCGTAATCCCCAAGCTTTGCCTTATATTCCTTATTCGGTCATTTAAGAGGGCGATATTTTTCATTTTGCCCTTCTTTTCTATTTTTTATTGAATTTTTTACCATATAATCGGCAATGTCAAGCTATTTTTAAAGATATTCTTGAAATTTTGGATGCCAGACATTCAATTGTCAATAAAATCATAATGTTTCAAGATTTTATTCGCCTCCGTATTATATTGCCCCTTCATCCTTGAATAGGCCATGAAATAGAATTAAATATTTTTCTGGCTTTTGCAAAGCCGCCTGCCGAATTGACGCGGCCGTGATCAGCAGAGATCACCCCCTGATATTTTCTATCATCAATATTGACTCTCTGGATCATCCCCACCCGCGATATTTAAAGATTTAAGCGTTTTTGGCCGATATAATCTTTGGTTTCAATTTTTGATCCAGGAAGTCTCCTTGACCCGAATGGCCATCGCTCAAAGGAAAGGCATTTCCCTCTTGGCTGTCGTTTTGATGTCATTGGGATTTGTCTTGAGTGCATCTGTTGTTCTTGCGGGAAGCATTCAAATCAAAGCGTCGCAATTAGAAGGAAAGTGGCCATTTATTGTCTCAGAAGGGCTTCTTGAATGCCAGGGGACAGGGGGGTCTGGATTTATTACATTTAGCGCTAAAGGGAAGATCTACGCAGTTAACGGGTGGGCTAAAGCAAACATAAAGAAAAATGGCTGGAGACCGCTTGAAGAAATTTGGAGAGACGATCCAAGCCTTCCCGGAGCTAAAATGGATGTGGGTCCGATAACTTCCCATTAGCCCACCCCCTCGCTTCTTTTAGAAGCCATTTATTCGTGTTTCTTCCTTGATTAAGCGATAATCATATTCCCAATATCAGATTAGATAATTCCCCCCGGCGATTTCTCGCACCGTCCCGCAACGGTATATGCCAGCAGGGGAAGTCATTCGCCATCTGGCCGGTCGGGGGGAATTTCCTCATTTCTTAAATTCTGTATCCAACGTTTGTTTTATCAATTCGATTCCATCTTCCTGTTCTATATCGCAAGTCTCTTCGAGAAAATCAAGCAAAACCTCAATATCGGTTATGATTGCCTTTATTGCCTTTTCTTCGTTTCTCTCTCGGTATTCGTCCTGGGTCGATGGATATTTTAAACTTGGTTGGTCTGGCAAAAAAACCATTCTTTTTCCGCTTCCGATTTTCCATTCAACGGTTTCCATGTTATTTCCCTCCTGCGGTTTTTAATTGTTGCAAAAGAGAATAAACTTCTGAAAAAATTTCCTGAATATTTTGATTCAAAATAATTTCAATATCAGCCGGTTCTTTCCCATAAAGTTCGCCCGCCCCCCTTCGCGGGTATGCTTGCAGTCTTTCTTTAAAGTGAGTTAATATTTGATGCGCCCAATCTTCCGCTTGACCGGCAGGAACAAGTTTTCCCCTTTTCATTTCCAGTTCGGTTTTTTTTAAATCGGCAGTAACCTGAACAAGTTTTTTCCGAACATCTGTTAGGGTTAAATCTCCTTCTCCGGCGGCAAGCCTGCGATAATAATCAATCACCCCTTTTGCGGCTAATACAAAATCTATTTTCCCCTTTTTCGGTTTGGGGCCGAATCCTTCTTCCGATAACTGTCGGTATCTTCGAGAAGAAAAACCGAAAACAGATTTGCAAACTGATTCAAGATCAACTTCATTTGCCATAAAAACAAATTATTTAATAGAATTTTTTAATTCGCTAATATTCTTAATTTTTAATTCCATCCCATAATTGTTTATCTTAGTACGTTGATTTCATCAATTTTCTTTTTAATAATTTCCATTTTCCTTTCCCCTGAAATGAAACGTATTGATCAAATTTTGCGAGCATCGAAAAATCGAAGTTCAAATTTACTTCGTTTTTACGTCCTCGGAAGGACCCCATATTTATTATGATAAAAAATATTCATTATTAATTATTAAAAATAAATATTTCAATTTGATATATTTAATTTAATATATTTATTTTACATAAGGATTTAATTTACAATATTTAATTGCCTTACCTATTTGCTCATTTATATTTGCATAAAATACCTTCTTACATATTTTAAAGAAATAGAATATCTTGGGATAGGCCGGTGGTCGAATGAACTTTAAAACGCGAGTGATATTATATTCGCCGACTCTTTTATAAATGCCAGGTGCAAGATCGCCCTTTTGTTTTCGAATAGCAAAATAAGTTGTTTTGGGTTTTCTGGATCCCTTTCGTTTACTGATATTTGCATTATATCCACTTTCCCAAAATGATTTCGTTTGAGATAATATCTGGACGATAGTCCCAGGGGATATATTGCCATAGCTATTGAGGGGGGTGTTTTTTCCTGGGGCATAATAGTCAAAATTTCCCATGGCCCCCGAAGATTTTAACAATACCTCCGATCTTTTTTGGCGTCTGCTTCCGCCGTAAACTTCTGGTCTTTGATATTTATCGGGAAATCCTTTCATCCAAACGTATGCGGCGGGATTGCTTTTGTCTCCCGGAGTCATCCATAATCCGCGCATTGTATAGGGAGTAGGATTTTTATAAACACGAAGCATTTCGTTTTTAATTTCCTCCTTCACGATTTGCGCGGTTTTATTTGTTGCATAAGAGATGACAAAGGGCCATTCATTTTTCATGATGTCGGCCATTTCCAAAAGCGATACTCTTATTTTTTTAAAATCAATTTCTAATTTCATTTTAATTTCCTTTTAATGGGGTAAATCTTACTCTATTTAAAATATCTTCATAATTAAAAGATGGATGAATATAATATAAAAAATACCCTATACCCCATATTTCATTTACGCCCCTCCCCCAAAAAAATCCAGACACCCCCGCCTTTAAAATTGCCTTAATTTTTTCTGATCTCTTTTCATTTAAAGACACTTGATGAAAAGAGAATGTATCAAAGTTTTTTGGATTATAAGAAATCAAATCGAACAGACCAAAGAAATCGGAATGGACGGCGCGAGATTTTCCTTTGATAAATGCGGGTCGATACATAGGGCCTTCGACTATATTTCCCTTTTTTTCCATAATCCTTCGGACTTCGCGCACGTATTGCAATCCTTTTTGGCGATTATTCATTTTGTTTTCTCTTTTTTTACGGGCATATTTGCCATTCGACCCTTTTAATGCTCTACCACAATGCGAACTTGGCTTTATTGCATCATCCAATGGGCATTCTTCAGGGATAGTCCATATATCTTCTATTGTTTTTACTTTGGTTTCGGGATGCTTGCAACCCACAGAACCCTTTTCTATGGCTGCGGCATACCTACATTCATAGCAATTTATAATTTTCCGGTAAATTGGAACTATTTTAATTCTCATTTTCCCTACTATTTTTTATCCTTCCTTACTAATGCATTTAGTTTTTTTCTTTTTTCTTCTCTCATTGTTCTACCTCCAGGAGCATAAGGTATATTACCAGGGCAACAATACCGAGAATAAACACGGCGGTTTTCATAGTTTCTCTATCTTCCCAACAACCTTCTGTTTGTGTTCCCATTCATAAACAATCTTTGCTCTCGGACCAGAATGTAGCCTCCATATTTTCCCATCAAAAGATGGAACTAAGCCCTTTTCCCAAAGTTTACAGACAGAACTGAAATCATAATTATATTTAATAGCAAAATATGTATTTCCTCATCTTATACCTCCTGCTTTTCTTTTATTTCTTTTAAAAGTTTTTCCTTACTCATGTCCTTTAGCTTTTAAAAATCATCCTGCCATTCTTTAATTTGTTTTTGTTCTTGGATATTTTCTTCTGCTTCAATTAATAAATTAAATTTTTCAGGATAAAGCGGAATTGCTTCATACGTCATTTGAAAATCGTCTTCTCTTTTTTTAACGATAATATTAAAAATAAGTCTCCATTGAGAATTGCCGATTTTAGATTCATTGACTTTTTTAATGGGAGAAATAAAATCTTCGGTATTTTGAGAAGAAGGAAAATAGACTTGGTTTTTTGCGATGGCGACTTCTGCCCAGGTGAGGTTGTGATATAGGGCGTTCTTGAAATTTTTATACCAGGATTTTATTGTTTCATCAAACCCATCAAATTCTTTTCTGAGTTTTTTACGAATTTTATTTAAAGCCTCTTCTTCGGACAAATTAAAAGTCATTGACTTCCAACTCAATACTTCCACCGGGGGTTTCTGATATTTTTTGAGGGTCGGTATTTTTAGATTTCGAAGTAAATTTTTTGGCCGCGCGAATTGTGTCATCAATTCGATATTCCCAATCCTCTTTGGTTGCGTTTCCATTCCCGTTGCCCCTTTCGTTTAAATACGATTCGAAATTGCTTGCAGCGAATAAAGTTTTTGGTCTTAAATAGGCGTCCATTTTGGGATCGTTTAGCCATTGAGAGGTTTTTTTGTCGATTACCGTTTTAAAATCTTCGAGAGTGAATCCGTCATTATATCGGGCAGAAATTAAACGACAAATTTCTTTAGATTTTGGCCTAAAATTCTTACCTGTTTTTTGGTTGAAATAATCAATTACGGAAGAGGAAAAGGACATTATATCTTTTCTTTTATTTTCTTTTATATTTGTTTTTGTATGTATCTCCGGAGATGACAGTTTTGTCATCTTGGGAGATGACAGTTTGTCATCTTGGGAGATGACAGTCCCGTTGTCATCTTGGGAGATGACAGATTTTTTATAAGTTCTTGTTTTTATATTCCATTTTTCATAATTTTTTTGGATTTGATAATTAGTTTTTCCACCGTCATCTTGAGAGATGACAATTAGATTTTTTGATTCTAAGGATTTCAGGGTTCGGAAAATTAAACGCCGATCAATTCCTATGTCATTTGAAAATTGCGTTAATGCAATTTGATCTCTTTTCTTATGCCACCCATAAATTTTTCGGAACAAATAAAATAAAATTCGTGTTTCATAGGGAGATAAATTTATTTTCCATAAGGCTTCCAAAATTTCATGGGCAATATCAGTATGCCCATTCTCTTTTTGCGGGTTCGCCATTTATTTTGCTCCAAAAAAAAAGGCCGCCAACAAGGGAATGATCCCTCGAAGGCGGCCTAAGTGGAAGGAAATTTCCCCATTCGACGGATTTTATGGATGGGTTATAAAATCCGAGGGGCTGAATGGGAAAAACCCTTCCCTTTCCTTGCTTTGATGATATTGAGTTATCAGAATTCAATTTCATTCAGCCCCCGTCGATGAAATTTGTTTCAATTTATCAAATGGGAAATTTTTGTCAACAAAAAAATTATCTCTTGTTGTGATGAAAAGCATTGGACAAAGACAACGAAGAAATGTTTAGTGGGTATTGCGCGACAGCCCATTTTCTTCGTTGAAAACGATTCCAATATTTTAAAACAGTCTTTAATAATTTTTGAATCATTTTTATCCCTCCATTTTAATTTTTCTTATCGGAATTTCTTCCAGCACTTCAACAATCTGCCCCAACGAATTGATCTTAACAATTTTATGTTTCCAATATTCTGTTGCTTTGACAGTAACGGTATATTCTTTTCTTCTGATTTTTTTTCCATGAATAAGATATGGCCCTAATACGGCATTTTCAATGCCTTTTAAAATCTCTTTTTTTTGTTCGTCTAAATTTCGATATTCATCATAATTGTTTTTAAGCAATTCCATTCGGTTTAATATCCGAATGAGGTCTCTGTTTTCAAGTTCCTTTACGCCTTCGCCAAAATAAATAGGTGGTTCGCATATAGTTAGAAAATCGCAATCTAAACAAATTCCTGCTTCGGGTGAAATCCTATCGGGCGGTTTTTTCTCCTCAATCGCCTTCCATACTCTCTCGGCTTTTTGGAGAAGCCCCTCAATATAGGAAATGACTTCGTTATCTTCGAAATCAATCCAGATATGCGATGGTTTACTATTGAGTTTGTTGAACGCCAAGAATAACCCGTATCGTGAAGCGCGCAAATACATATATATCATTATTTGCGCCGGGTATCTCCTGATCCATCGCTTGTCGGAATAAAGCATTTCCTTCCAGGATTTTTCTATGCCCGCCGAAAGCCATTTTATTTCGACGGGAATTTTCCGCAATTCGTCTCTGGAAATAAAAAAATCTATCTTCCCGGAAATATGTTTTTCCAGAAATCCGTCGGGACTTTGTTGAACCACCCATCCGGTTGCTTGTAAATATTTTCCACCCAAAATTTCCAAATGCTTCCCCAATTCAAAAATGCCGTACATTCTGGCGTCAAGGGGCGCGCTCGCTTGCCAATCGACTACGGAATGATAGAGATAGCGATCGCATGGGTCCCCGATCCGGCTTGCCCAGAGACTATGAACGGGATAGCTCCGGGCAAGCGTAGCCAGATATTCATTTATTTCCTTTGATATATCTGGTAGCAAGATTATCCCTCCTTTGAAAATTCGTTGCGAACCCAGGAAATAAACTTGGCTCGCTCTTGAGGGCTTAATTTTTTGAAAAGGATCATGCACTGCATCAGGTTGTCAGAATCAATACCGATTTTCCCGGTGGGGTTTTTAGTGGCGAGTTTTTTCTCTTTTTTGATTTTTTCTTTTCCAGATAAAACGGCGGTTTTTTCTTCAGAAGGTAATTTTTCTACTTCATCCACAAATTTTTCTGCCCTCCGAACCGTGGCGGGGCTTATATTATGTTGTTTAGCGATTTTTTGCGCAGTAGAAATTGGATCATTTTGATCCTTTTTCTGCGGCCCGCGTTCTCCCACTTTCTTTTTTTCTAATTTGTGTTGCAGACCGATTAAATATTTTCTTTGTTGGGGATTAATATTGCGCCGAGCAAGCTGATTGCAGATAATCCACAATTTCGCTTGTTCTCGGTTATCCATTCCTTTTTGAATTGTCTTAAAATTCAAGTTCAACCGCTTACAAATTTCATAACGGTTGTGTCCGTCAAGAATTATATCGTCCCACAAAATGATGGGATCTCTTACCCCCTCTTCGAGAATGGACTGCTCCAGTCTTTTTTCTTCATCGAGACTTATTGCGGGAATAAGGCTCTTGAATTCTGGATCAACTTTGATTTCCATTTTAATTATCCCCCTTTCTGAAAATTTAAAACTGAATATCTTCTTTGGTTTTATCTGTTTCTTCCAAAAATAAAAAGGCGCGCATCGCGGGAAGGACGGCGGCCCATTCTTCCGATGACAAAAAAATCATGTTATACCCGCCCGATCGCGTTTTTTGCGGGTAAAAATTATCATCCTGTCCTTTATACAGTCTTCGGAGAGAAATATATTTCGCTCCCCGATCGGTTGTAAATTCTCCGATCTGCAATTTGGTTTTATCGTTTATTTTTATTTCTCGGCTCATTCTTTTCTCCTTTAAAAAGGCAGTTCATCTTTTTGTTTTTGAAGCCATTCCTTTTTCTTGTCTTTTTCAATGACGATTTGTTCAAATAATTTCTTGGGAAGAGAAGTCCGTTTCGCCTTGTCCTCTTCCCAAACCCTTTTCAATTCATCAAGCGAATTCGCTTGAAAAATTCTCTCGGTCAATTTTTGGGACAATTCAACTTGAGCCAAAGAATATTCCTCTGCGGCCGCGCCCTTTTTACTGGCTTCTTCGACGGCTTTTTTGCTGGCCTCGCTTACGGCCCCCTTTGATTTGTGATCTACGGTTACAATTTGTTTTATGTCTATTCCAACGTCAACCAGTTCGGACAATTCAACATTTTTTAATGCCGTCAACATTTTAACGGCATTGTTTCTACAATTCGTTCCGGCTTTCGCTTTTATATTCCTTTCATCAATTTCATCTAAGGGCTTGAATTCACCATTGACGACGCCAAAAAACTTGTCGCGAGAGGAACAAATTCCCGTTGCTCCAACCTCTCTTCCGGTCTTGGTACAATTCGCTTTTTGCGTACACGTCCAAATATAATATTTTCCCTTTGAATCTTCGCAAAATTCTTTTTCATAATGGGGCAACCCGAAATTGATCCCAAGCATATTTGCAATTTGGTTGGCTCCGTGTTCCTGCAAAAAGGCTTTTTTATCAATTATTACCCAATCACTCGGTTTCGTGATCGCCAAAGCAATTTTGCGGAATTTTAAAAATGCTTCTTTCTGCAATTCCAGATATTTAATGGAAGCATTCCAGTCAATGCGCGAATATGCGCGCATCTCTTTGATTTCTTGGTCGTCAAGAACGACCATTTCTTCGGTCATTTCTTGATTCGTAATTTTGTCTTTTTCCATTTGTGCCCCCTTTCATTTAGAAATATTCAGTTCTTTGACTTTTTCGAGTAACATTAATCGGATCAATCCAGATAATGATACTCCTATCAACCGCGCCGCTTGCCGAAATAAATTTTTTTGGGCAGGCGTGACCCGCAACGAAATCATAGCAAGGTCATTTTTATTTTTTTTATTTTTTTTGTCAGTCACCTTTTCACCCCCTCTCTTTTTTGTTTATAAAATATTATTAATTAATAATATTGTCAACATTTTTTTATAAAAAAAACCCCCACCCGGATTTATTTTTCGGGTGAGAGTTAAATTTTTAATTCATTTTCTTTTTAAAATATTTTTCGATGCCATAAGAGGCGCCGATAAAAATTAAAAACCAGATTATCAAATGAAACAAAACTCCGATATCGGTTGTTGTGATTTCCATTAATTTCCCCTCCCCTCGTCTAAATCAAAAATAACAGGATAATATTCCCCCGATTTTCCATTCCAAAATATCGTTTGATACGCGAACATCATCGCAAAAATCAAATCTAAATTTTTGTGAGAGGTTTCCGAAATCTGAAGATATTCTTGGGCAGATCGGTTGGCTAATCCCGTTCTGTCTTCGCATAAAATGAATTGATGACATTTTCCGCAAGCGACCCAATTTCCTTCTGATCGGTGAATATGCATTTTCCCAGTAACATAATCATATACTTCAAATACCGCATCGCAACATTCCCAACTAAAAATCGGATGCAAGTCTCCGCAAAAATCGCATTGAAGGTCTTTCATTTTTCGCCCCCTTCCCCCGTCAAGCCGATAGGTCAGCTTTGTTTTATTCTAAATGAATTTTCCTTTTCCCGGTTTTGTCGATGTCTTCTAAAATAGAAGATACTTCATTAAACGTTTCTTTGCGGAGGCGCCTATTAATTCTTAAATCTTCCGGTATTAAATTAGCGATCAAATTCTCAATTCGATCTAACATTTCATCTAATTTTTGATCCTTCATGACATTTAATTCTTTTAATTGCTTACACAATATTTTGAGATTATCAATTAATGAATCTCTAAAAATATTGTTCACGTCGCCCAATCGCTCGGCGACATGATAAATTGCCTCATAAATTTTATTCCAGATCGCACCATTCGCTTCTGCTAATAACCTTTTGTTTTCTGTTTCAATTTGCTCCTTGATCTTTGCGACTTCGTTATCCACAAGCGCAACCACAAAATGATTGGGTTGAGGTAAGGGAAAATAGGAAAAACGGAAATCGAATTTTCCCCATAATTGCTCTTTAGACGGATAATCCGATTTGTTGAAAAGTTTCCCCAATCTGATTTTTTCTTTTTCGATTTGCAATTCATAATCGGCCGCAATAACATTTATCAAATCGTTCCATTTGCTTTGATAGTCTTGTAATGTTGATTGGATTTCGGCGTATTTTGATATATTTAATAACCTATCCCCATTATCACCCCAGGGAAGCGTGTTTTGGTAAATGTATCTCCTGGCTTCGTTTGCCAAAGTTCTAATTTCATCAATTTTCCCTTGCATCAGTCTTTTGGTATAAATACCGGCGTTTTTAGCTTTATGCTTTTCATCCACTTCTTTTGTAACTTTTTTATCCTGTTTTCTGGCGCCCCATTGAGAGATAGTCAACCGCAAGATAATACATTCTCTTCCCAGATTTGATTCCATATCCCATCCTCCTTTTAATTATTTGATTTGACCAGCCTCTTCAGCACCGGGAGGTCATCTCCGATGGATCGTCCGGGACCGAAGTCCCGGAGATTTCGGCTACCCACAAAAATTGGAATTGATTGTCCCTGTTTCCTGCAAGTTTTCTTCATACCATTGAGATTTGCGTTCAAAATCGGTCATTTTCCCAAGAGTATTTTTTAGAAATTTAGTTGCTTCCTCGCAAGATTTCCCTTTGAAACCAACCGCATCAATTTTGATTTCGCCCGTTCTCAAATCAAATTTCATTTTAATTTGTTTCATTTTTTATCCCTCCAGGCAAATTGTTAATTCCAATTCTTTTGTTTCTTCGTTGATGCTTTCAATAAATGAATATCCCTTTTTACGGGCTTCTGTTTTAGATTTTTCAAGTCCGTAATAAGCGATAAATTCATTAAGCCGATCAATGTTTCCCCATCGCCCCTGATAGTTATCATATTTGATTGTTCCATCTTCTTGAATTATGGCGGGATAATTCCACCCTTTCAGGAAAATTCCAATTCCATTAAAAGTGGCCCCGCCAAACAATCTGTGTTCCCCTTCTTTACAGGAAATTCCCAATCGTTCCGCGGTCGAAAAAATTATTTCTTTGTCATGCATTTCAACCGCAATATTCATAGTATGGCTCATTTTATTTTTCTCCTTTCTTGAACCGCTTCACCGTCGGTTGTATTTGCAAGGCGGGCGTTCATCTTGGCCCAATTTCTTGCTTTTTCAATTAACGTTTCATTTTGTTTGAAAATAGGATGTATATTTTCAAATGCTTCTTGGGTTCCATCGTAAATAGAGGCAATATGAAATTTTTCAATTTCAGCCCCAGTCCATCCGTCCATGCTTTGTGCAATTTCAGAAAAGATTCGGGTTTTATATCGGGCGTTCATGATTTCGACAATTTCTTTTCGTTCTTCAAGACTGGGAAGGTCAACGAAAAATACGTCGTCAAACCTACGAATTAAAGCCCCCTGGCTAATCTGAAGCAAGTCTGAAATATCATTGCACGTAGCAACAATATATTTTCTTGTCTTGCTTTCCTGCATCCATGTGAGTAAATACCCGAACATTGAAGCGGTTGTCCCTCCATCGGTTCTATTGGATGATTGAACCCCTCCTAACATTTTTTCGATTTCATCAATCCAAACTACACACGGAGAAACCGCGTCAATCTGAGCAAGGGCTTCTCTCATTTTTCGTTCGCTTTCTCCCACAAGCGACCCTTTCAGGGCCGAAATATCTAAACGAATCAACCAAACATCGAGGACAGAAGCAATCACCTTTGCCGAGAGAGATTTTCCCGCTCCTGGTAATCCGACAAGCAAAATTCCCTTCGGAGTAGGTAATTCGGGATTAACAAAACCCTTTTTCCGGTTGTGAATATATTTTTTCAAATTTGATAAACCGCCCAATTCATTTTCCTTGACCGGTTCGAAAATTTCAAGAATTCCGCTTTTTCTTATCGCCTGCAATTTTTCTTTTTGCAAAACCTTTTTGTCAATTTTTTTCTCTTTGACGATAGAAAGAGCAATCGCATTTTCCGCCTCGGTCAACGTTAAGCCTTTCGCCGTGGATATAATTTTTTCATCAACATCAATCGTTAAATTGTTTTCCGAAATAATTTTTTTGGCAACGCGGACAATTTCATCCGTTGTTGGTAACGAGAACGGGAACAAAATGATGTCTTTTTCCAATTCCACGGGGATTTTAATTAGAGGAGAAACAAAAACGATATGTTTTCCCTTGGCCTTTAATTGAGGAAGGATATTTTTTAACGTCCGAAACATTTCTAAACTCTCAACGAATTTGTGGGCATCCTTCACAAATAAAACCGAATCGTCATTCATCATTAATGTAGAGGTTATCGCTTTAATAGGATCGTTCATCGGATTTGTTTTTTGCGAGAAATGATCTCTCATTCCCGCGACAATATCCCAGGAAAATATTTTATATCCCTGGGCTTCGGTCGCTAACGATTGGATTGCGCGGCACTCTTCGTGAGTTTGTACCCAAATTAATGGATACCCGGCCCGTAAATATTCTGCAAATTTTTCTTTCATTTCCCATCCTCCTTTTATTTTTTTTGCAGTCTCGCCAGAGAAAATATTTTCTCCTGTCTGCCTATACTGTTTCCCCTAATAATCACCTTTTAGATTATTCGGGGCGTTTGTCTTGCATTAGGGATTCGAAAATAAATAATTTCGCCTAAGCGCCGTCCCTGTCAGCTATTCAATTTTCAAATATCAGAATCGGATTTATTTTTCTCCGAATACAAAAGAGCGATCGCTGTTCGATCCTGGGTTTAAGGTTCCGGGGTTTTTCCTCAGAATCAGTCTGGTCTGATTGATTTGAGGTTCAATATGTTGCGTCGTATTCATAATTGGATAGTATTACATTTTATATATATTGTCAAGAAAAAAAAATAAAAATATATTATTTTTTTATTCTTTTTAACTATTTGATATTATTATTCTTTTTATAAACAATATATAAGTATATGAATTTATTGAATTATTAAATATACCCCTTAAAACGCTTAAAATGGCTCAGGTTGAGAGATTTTCTTCGGGGAATATAAAATGACGGGTAGGAGATATTGAATTGAAGGGCTGACTCGGAGCTTCTTCAGGACGGAGGAGAAAAGATGCTCCCGGGGGGAATCCCGCCCCGCCCGGTCAAGATAAGCCGTTTTTTATTCCGGGTCTCCGGGAGCAAAATTTACTGGATCGGTTCTTTTTGGTAGGGCGTGACCATTTCCTGCGCCGCCGTAATTCGATCAATAAAGGGCTGAAGTAAAATTTTTTGCTCCGGCGTCATCGTTCCTTTATTCGCGTTATAGGTTTGAATTGCCTGCGCACCGATAGACATTCCCAACATGATCAAATTAACAATTTGGGGATCCATTATTTATTCCCCCCTTTCCATTTTTCCAATTTGCCCAATTCAAGTGCCGCCTTCTGAATAAGATCATTGTACGTTTTTATTTTTTGATTCTGCATTTCAGGAGTGGGTGCGGTCAGAGATTCTTTGAGTGCATCTCCGGCCGCAATAAATAATTTTCTTGCGGTTTCCCATTGAGCAATCTTTTCGTCAAGCGCCAATCCGGTAAGTTGTTTCGAAATTTCTTGTCCCTTAATATAAGCCTTCATTCCATTCAATCCGAGTGCTATGCCCTCATAAGTAGTCGCAACAATTTCCGGGCCGGTTGTAGAAGTTCCGCTTTGTCCAAATATACCGGCGCATCCAGATAGAATAAAAAGAGAAAGAATAAAAACGATACTTAAATTAACTCTCCTCATAATTCCCCCTTTCAAGGTTTATTTACTTTAATCACTTCCCAAACCCCGATGGCCTGCAAGCCCAAGACAAGCCCAGTCACGCCATAATCCACCAATGTTTTAAAGGTGGGCTGGGTCCCAACATAGAACATCGCAATATAAGCCAGAATCAATCCAACCAAGATCGCTATCATCTGTTTGCCGCGATCCGTTATGCACTCAGTTCCGTCAGCTCGTCTGCACCACTTGTAAACTAAGGCAAGAATCCCGGTCATCAAAACTGAAATCCCAACTTTTCCAATTTGAATTTCGTCCATTTTCAACCCTCCTTTAACCATTTAGCATTTTCTTTTGCTCGCACTCCGACCTGCTTTGCATACAAAGAATCCATAGCGCATTTCGCGGCCTTGTCCCAATCTTCTTTTTTAATCGCCAGAATCATATTTTTAAACTTACAAAACCCCGCCACACCGAGATTATAAACCATATCAATTAAGGCGACTTTTCTCTTCGCCGAGAAAAATTCCCATCCTTCAAAAATATTCTGCAAAGACGTGATGGCTCTTTGAAGGTCATTCAGAACAAGCATCTGCGCTTCGGCCTTTGATATTCCCCGATCTTCTAAATTTGTTCCATATCCGATAGTTAATTTTCCTGCGGGGCATTTGTAAATATAAGGAGAGAATCCTTCTTTCTCCTTGATTCGCTCTAAAGCATTATCCAAAAGAATCTTATCGTCCATTATTTAATTTCTCCAATTTGGCTTTTACGTAGCCCATGAAAGTTGATATTTCCTTAAATTGGGATTCTACCATATCGCGGTTTGTTTTTATCTCTTCTTTTATTTCATCAAATTTACCGCAAAAATTTAAATGGCAATCGTCTCTGTATTCTTTGCAGTTTTCTCGGAAAACAAGATTAATCCCGCGCCCTTCTAATTTTAAAATTCTTTCATCGTGTTCCTTCGATCTTTCTTCTAACATCCCAATTTTGCTCTTCATATACCCAAACGAAACCGCAACGCCCGCGATCCCCGCTCCCGCCGTCAAAAAAACATCTATCCATCCCGCGATATTCATTTCCCTACCTTCCATCCCTGGAAAAAAGTATCTACCGCTGAACCAGAACACGTCGCCAAACCATCATCATTCCAAAATTTAACCGAAAAAACATCCGTAGTTGAATTACAATGAACAAGAGAATGAACGTAGCAAATAACCGTCCCGGGAGCGGCAACATGATCTATCCCGCCGGTTTTTAATTCCGAGCCGTTTCTATAAATTGCAAGTGAAGCATAAACATTGGATGAATTATGAGCAATCCTTGCTTGCCCAATGATAAAATAATCACCCGAAGATGGCATTTTAACGCTCGTTGACGATAATTCAAACCCTCCCCGGTTAAACAAAATTCCATTAGTGGAAAATTTTATATCTATGCACGTACCCGCTGTTCCTGAGGATCCGGTTGTCTTCGTCCCGTTCGGGTGAATAGAAAATGCATAAAAATCCGCCGTTGTATGATGCCCGCTTGAATCGTGTGCGATTAAAAAGGCGCGATTAATCGTATCGGTTAATGTCGCATGATTATATCCAACCATTAATTCCGTAGATTTTACTCTAACATCTGCCATAAACCCTCCTACGGAGCTACTCGACAAACTGAAATAAACGTAAAAATTGCTTCTGAAGCCGCACTTGCAACAGTAGGATAAATCCAAACGGCCGGTTTAAAAACGTCCGTGGTTGAATTGCAAGCCACAATCCCGTTTATTTCCATACAATGTAAAATGCTTGAAAATTGATTATGAATTTCTCCCTCAAGTATCCAAGAAGAGTTTCGATATAACCCCAAAACGGAAACTTCGTTAATCCCCGTGCTTCCATGGAAAGTCAGAGTAGCGCTATATAAATATTTCCCGGTCTGAGGCATTTTAAAATAAGTACTTGCGATAGTATAACCCCTATTAAAAATCTCTCCTCCCGAAGTAGATAGAGGGATGACACCCGCCGCGGAACTTAAAACTCTTGCAGTCCCGTTTACGTCCATAGAAAGTGCTGGAAAATCCACGCTCGAATGATGCCCGGAGGCGTCGTGCGCAACCAAAATTGGACGATTCAAAACATCGCTTTTAGTGGGATGCCCCGCCCCAATCGCTTCTTCCGTATATAAAATCCGAACATCAGCCATATTCAACTCCTATGGGCAAATCTTACAGACTTCCATCCTGGTTATTCCAATTTCTGAAGATAAAATTGTGTTGGTTGAAACACTCCTATAATAATCAACACAAAAAACATCATCTGTTGATTCGCAAAGAGCCAGATGCATTAGAGAAACGCTCATGTTTATATTATTTTGATAAACCTTATGCCACATACCTCTCGCTAAAATTGTAGTATTGCGTTTTAACATAAGATCGCTTTCGCCCGAAGTCGTATTTTCAACAGTCCGAATTAAAACATTGACCAAATAAACTCCCGTGGATGGGCACTTGAAATTCGTTGATGTAATAGTAAAGCCGGAATTATATTCTACTCCTCCGCCGGTTGACCATTTTAAAGACGTTGTGCCGGTAGAAACCGGCTGATTCGTTCCGTTCATGTTTATCATTAGACAAGGAAAATCGACCGTGGAATGATGTCCGGAAGCATCATGAGCAACAAGCATCGGGCGGTTAATGACATCGGCTTTGGTCGGGTGATTTAATCCGACGGCTTCTTCCGTGGAATAAATTCTTATATCTGCCATTTCTATCCCTCAATAATCAGGGGGTTCCTGATAAGTACTTTCTTCCATGGCATATTTAGTACCATTAAAAGTCCAAGTACCATCAAAATAATAACTTGTCGATAAAGTTGAGCCGGGAAAGTGAGTAGATAAATCCATCGCCCGGAAATTTATAATTCCTCGCTGTAGATCATGAGAAACTCCTATAATTTTCCAAAATTCATTTTTGAGAGAATTTCCATCAGCCCCATAGAGAAAATCAACCCCTAACGAAATAATGTCTCCGGTTTCCAAATGGGCACTCTTTAAAGAATTTTGTTGAAAATTTATTTCCCAAACCGGTTTTTTCCATTTGGAAACGATTACATCTTGTATTGATTCTGCAACCGCGGATGATCTAACCCAATGAAGTTCAAATGGGGATGCCGGCCCCTGGGTGCTGTAAACAGATATGGAAGCCGCATCTGCTTGACTACTTTTATCGGTATAGGATAGAAATTTTTTTTCGGAATAATTGTAAGCAAAGGAAACTGGACATCGGTTCACAAGATTTTCACGTGTGTGCCGCGCCGTAATATTGGCAACCTCCGATTTGCGGATAATTTCGGGGTTTTGCCCGATAAGTTCCCCTCCAGGATCATAATCGATAACCAATTTTTTATTTGCATTGTAATAAGCCTGACCATTAAACGATCCGATCATCCGTTGGATAATTGTCCAATACGGTTCATCTTCGCAAATAACACCCGCCGCTTTATAACTGGAATTTTCAAACCGCGCATAAGCAATCATACCAGAATTAAGATCAAAGTCTGAAGTCTGCGCTCCGGCTTCATAAGTCAAAAAGTCCCATCCGATATAAATAATATTTTCAATTAATACACCGGCGCTATCGGTTCCCTTCCCGCGCGCCGTCACTTTGGCGTTCCCAAGATCATCAACAAATTTAATTGTGGCAACTCCCCCATAGGTAGAATTTCCCGTTGAAAAAACATAAGTAGAAGGGTCTTTCAAAACCCCGTCGGCATAGATAACAACCGTATTCCCCGCACTTGTCGCAAGCGAAGGATAAACATTATAGCAATAGACATGATTTACCGCATCAATACAGGGAAGTTCCCAATTCCCATTAGCTCCATCCAATAAATTCCCATAAACGATAGGAAGTTTGTCATTCGAATTTAGACAATTAGCAAACAACCCGGCCCGATAACAATAATAATAATCGGATAAGTCTTTCATCGTTCCTCTGCGGTCACCTGAAAAGTTTTAGGACTCGCTGTATATTCCGTAATGATCCCCTTGAAAAGTAAAAGATGCTCGGCGAAAGGATCATCGTCAAAACCCAAATAAACACCCAATTCTTTTGTAAGAAGCGGTTCAAAAACCACCATTTTAGAAAAATGATGGTCAGTATTCGAGAAAGTGATATTGATATATTGAGCCTGTTTAGATGTAAGAGAATTTAAAACGTTTTTGGTTCTTGGTTGAATGGTACGTTCAAATCCTGAAATCGAAAGGATTCTCCCCGATCTCTCGATTACGCCTTCCGTTCCCGAACCCGCGGAATAACTGCCATCAAAAGTCCATCCGCCATTAAATAAAAGCGGACTGGAAGCCGCCGTAAAAATATCTCCGAGTTCCTTTTCTGCATAAGCGCGTGTCCCCATATCCGTGTAAAGCAAAATATAAACGATAGGAATATCGCCGCGCTGTAAGCGATTATGAAACCCGATATAAGTTCTATACACTCCTTAATGCCTCAATCATATTCAAATTAAAAGAATATCTCATCAAAGGATGCTCAATATGATAAACACCCATAATTTCTACCATCCAAAGACTACTCAAATCAGTAGAATTTTGTAAGAAGAAAACCGGAGCAAATTTCCCCGAGGTTCGATTTCCTACTGATAAAAGCATTTCATCAAAAAATGTTTTATCAGAAGAAGAAAGATAAGGAAGATTGATGGAAAAACTTTTTTGCCGATTATAGAACCGATAACTGGCGACCCCATAGGATGTTTGGTTTTTCTCTAATATTATTTGAGTAGGAATAGTTAAATTGGTTTCATAATTTGATGATGGTTCCCAATATGAACCGAGATAGAGAGAGGAAAATTCAATATATCCATCTGAATTTCCCGCATCGTCAATGCAAAGGCGCCAATATCGTTTCGCTTCCGTATTCGCCAAGAAATGAACGATCTTTTCTTCTTGCCAGGTCACCGATTCTGAAACATCGGGAGTCGTAAAATCATCCGTTGTATGCCCCTCGATCGTTATTGTTGCTGCGCTGGTAAAATTATGGTCATAGATAACTAATGCCTGGGGGATTTTCGCTTCCCCAAAATCAATTAATATCGTGTTCGGCGATCCAAGGCCCGCCGATCGGAAAAAAGTATTTCTCGATCCGTCAATGACCTTTGCCGCGTTGAATAGGTTGATCGCCTTGAAATACCATTTATCACCCAAGATGAAATCATTTCCCGCCGCGGCCGTCCATTTCACCTGGACGCCATTATTCAAGGTAATAAAAGATGAATTGGTCGCAACGGTCGTGGCATCGAACGTTCCCCCTCCATCCGACCATTTAAACGTTGCTTGTCCGATTTCGTTACCTGCCGAAGTAGAATCTATTTCAATGAGGTATTCTGTATCTGCTTGCCCCGTGAAGGCACCCTGACACGACATGATGCCCGTTCCCTGACCGTCCTTGACAGGCGAAGTCACCACTCCAGCGCGCAAAGAAGAAACGGAAGAAAACATTGTTTCATCGGAAATAAAATTGTTATATAAAAATCTGCAATTCCCCATTTTTAGAATCTCCGAGAGGCTCTCTTTTCAAGGGCATATTCTATATCGCTTATGAAACGGTCCATCGCTGGATTATCTGCGATAAGGTTTCCATCAACATAAAAATTAACCGTCAATCCGCAATTCATCCCGCTTTCTGGAACGACAAACTCGCGCCCGCGTTCCCCCATAGTATATTTTTTACGAGATCGCAATCCCCAACCAACAATCGGTTCACTTATCACCCCGCCCCGCGCATATCCTCCTCCGCCTCCTTCGGGGATATTAGAGATTATACTTCCTTGATTGGCAAAGGCCGCGTTGACGAAATTGACCCATTCGGGAATGTTTTGAATCGCTTCAAAGTATGCGGCGGTTTGATCTTTTAAAACTTGACTACCGAAATCGGGCCAGGTGCCAGTTTGATTATAATATTGTTGCGCCAACCATGCGGGATCCAAAACTGGCGATCCCCCCAGACCGATTGATTCAAGAAAACCCATTAAATCTTGACTCGTTCTTCCCGTATTGTAATCATAAGTTCCGCCTGCATAAAGTGATGCAATATATTGAGCCGCCCCGGACATACCATCTATCGTTGAAAAAGGATTCAGTCCATAAGGGTCGGATTCGGGCGCGAGATAATTTTTAATTAAATACCCCCCCGCGGCAACCCCCCCATAAATTGCACCGGCGGCCCCAAGCGCGGAAAGTCCTCCGGTTCCGACCGTTGACGTGACATCTCCACCTAAATTGACTGCTCCCGCCGTTCCCCCACCGAACAAATTAGAAACATAACTCCAAACTGAATCTGCATAACTCTTAACGCTGTCAATATTATTCCATAGACTTCTTAAACTCCCCAATAAAGAATCAAAGAGATCGCTACACCATCCCGCAAATTGTTGCATAATGCCCTGACTCGTCTGAATGCCTTGTAAAATCCCGCCAACCCATTCTATCGTCCA